CGTTGATCCATGTTATCGTTTGTCTTGCTCAGCTATCGCTATCGCAAACAAACTCAACATCTTACTTCGTAAGTACTAGAGTTTCTAAGAGTAGTTAAGTGTTAAGTACTTTTTTTAAGAGTTACTAGAAGAGATATTTCTGTAGATTAATCTGCTCAGACGGAACCTGTTTAGGGTTCCGTCATAAAGAAAAATTTTGTTTTTCTGTGAGTATCACCACCCGTGACATGGAAATAGGTGTTTAAAGTTTATACACACGTTCAACGGGCTCTGACCTTTCCCTTACCTACGTCGACATCACGTAACAGTGTTACGTTACCTGTACTCTCGTTCCTACGTGTACAGTTTTTATGAACATAGTGTGTTTGTGATCAACAGCATTGACCTATATCAACTTACCGCCTCTGGGCGTTGGCTCAATATGTTACGTGTCTAGGTCTCTATCCCTAGCTTTTCCACAGCGGCTCTTTTATTTCCGGCCCGCCAACCTTATGTGCTGTATGGTTGCCTAAAGTTTAGTTTTACCATTTTCATTGCCTAAGTACTCTTTTAATATTTTAGAACCACCAATGCGTACATTAATAATACCATTGTAATAGTCGTCTGATTCTAAAACTCGCCTTTCGAATTGTTCACGTGCTTCAAGATAACTTGCTATGCCTCTGCTTGGACACAGGTGTAGTATCTCTCTTGTAAACTTTTCTTTGCCTATTTCTTCAATGTCTCTAAGTAGATTGTCCGAAGATCCCCAATAGTCTCTCCATTCACTTTCTACTGTAGTGCGCCTTTTTCTTTTCTTACCTTTAAGTGGTGGCCTTGTTTTTGTTGCCTTAGCGTTTTTCTTGCCTATATACTTTCTACCATTTGTTGTATTAGTGATTAGGTAAACAAAACCTTCACACTCAATTGGTAGAGTATCAACTTTTTTGCCTTGGTAAGTCCACTCCATACTGTATGTATGCTAGGACTTAGTTGGTGCCTTTATTCTTGGGTTTTGTTTTTCGTTTTTGATAAAATTCAGTTTGTATTTCTTTTTGCCTTTTGCGTGCCAGTCTGATTATGTTTCTTAAGTGCCTTCTGCCTGCCAAGTGCGTTCTCACGCTGTGCCTTTTATTAAAATCCGTGTGTGCCTGATAATATTTTAAGTATTCTTCGACAAGCTTTTCGTGAGTACTTTCGTCGTCGAAGTTATTTTCGTCGTCGCTCATTAGTCAACTACGTCCAAGTCTGTTGCGTAAGAAGTAAAACCTGATTCTTTAATTACTCTAAGTACATGATTTACTCTACCTACTAGTTCTTCTTTGTGCGATATAAGGAAAACATTCTTGCGACCTTCGCGGCCCATATGCTTGATAACGCCCAGTGCGTGTTCAACACCAGCAGAATCCATTCCACTGTCGATCAATTCGTCGATGAACAGTAGGTTAATGTTCTGGTATAAGTTTTCCCATACGTCACGGAACGCAAAACTTAGTCCAAGTATAAGTCTGTTACGTTCGCCTCGACTCAGATTGTCAAAGTCGAGGTCTTGACCAAGCTGAGTAATCTCAACACTTAGGTCATTTTGGAATGCTACTTGGTGCGGAAGACCAAGTCTAGAAAGATAAGAAGTAAGTCTGTTGTTCAAGTAGCTTAAGTTTTGATCAATAATTTTCTTACGAATGAAACTATCCTTGTTTGTAAGAAGTTTCAACAAGAACTCTTGGTGCTCTTGGTAGTGAGTAAGCTCGTTTACTGAATCCCAATTGATTTCTTGAAGCGCCGAAGCAGACAATTCATCAATTTGACTTTGGTATGGATCGTGCTCTTGCTCTTTTGTTTCGAGACTGTGCTTGAGTCCGTCAATATTCTGTCTATGTTCGTATGCTTCCTTCATAGATTCGTAAAAAACAGTAGGCTTAGCGTCAATGTCACCGATTATCTTAATGTTTTCGAGGGTTTTCTCGGCTTTTTCTGTTACTTCTTGTAAATAGACCTGGCTCTCTTCGAGCTCTTTGGTCTTTGTGCTGAGGATCTCTTGCTTCTTGTCTTCGTGAAGTGGTTGATCGCATGTATAGCACTTTGCATCTTCGAGTCCGATAAGGTCTTTGTTGATTTTATCAACACTTTTCTGCGCTCTTGATTGAGCAGCTTCGGAAGATGCTAAGGTTTTCTGTAAATTTTCAAGCTCTGTGCTAATTGTTTGCCAGTTTTGTAGCTTTTCGTGTCCTTCGATCTCAGAATCAATGTCAAGTTTGCTTAGTTCTTGTATTGCTTCTTCGAGTGCTTTAATGTCAGTGCGTTTTTTTGCTTGCCATGCCTTCTGAGTGCGACCTAAGCTGGTAATTGTATCTTCGATTCGTTCGTTAGCTGACTGAACAGCGTTAATACGATTAGTTTCAGAGTCAATAGCAGCTCTGGTGTTACGAATCTCTTCCTTTAAAGTCTCAGCCTTCTCTGAAAGGATAGTAATACCGAGTAACTGCTCAATAATAGCACGTTGATCGTTGGTTCGCATTGCCAAAAATGGCTCTGAGTAGGTGTTAAGCGCTACGATATGCTTAAACATGTCATGGCTCATACCTAATAGGGTATTAATAGCCTCTTGTGTCTTACGACTATCACCTTGAGACTCGTCAGTCATCTCTTGCTCTTGGTCATCTACGTAAAATTTTGTAAATGTAGGTGATCTACCACGCTCAATGCGATATTGAACATTGTTTTTCTCGAAATTCAACGTTACTAACATATGTTTACCATTTGTTTTGTTAATAAGGTTGTTTCGTTTGATGTTAGTTAGTGCTTGGCCGTAGAGGGCGTAGGACAATCCGTTAATGATTGTCGTTTTGCCTGTCCCGTTTCGTGAGCCTGAGTCGTCACCTCCTTGATCTAAGTTTTCACCAAGCACTAGAGTGAGCTGTTCTTGATCAAACCGAACTGCCTGGGTTTGATTGCCGACGCTCATAAAGTTTTTAACTGTTAAATCTTTTAATAGAATTGTCATAGTTTCATTTGCTTTGGATCAATGCTGATTTCGTTAATACAAATATCATCGGGTTGATCTATTATCCATTTAATATACACGGCTGCTTGAGAAATGTCAAGACATTTTCGGTCAGGATGCTTTTCTTGATTGTTGGAAAGAGTACCAAAGCTAACATAGGTAATCTTTGGGCCTTCGCCCCATACCCCGCCTAGTGCTAACGTATTGGAATAATCACGCAGCGCTTTCTTTTCAGCGTTGTACAACCAAGCTTTGCCGTTTTTAACACGATCAGTTGTGCTGCCAACAGTAATGATGTGGGGTCTGTGGTTTTCTTCTACGCATTTTTTGTAAACCTTGTCAAGTAGTACAGTTTGATTAAACTTCCACAGCGCACTATTAATAATAACAGTATTGTAATGCGTGACGTATTGAGCAAACGCATCTTGTTCGTTGCTCTTACATAAGTCATAACCGTTTTCACGTGAGGCAAACCAAGCATCAGGATATAATTTGTGTAATTCTTTAGCTAAGCCAAAGTTTTTATTACCGGATATCAGTATCATAGATTTAAATAAATGTCCAACAGCGTTTTTTGATCAAAAGAATCAGATTCAATCGCAACAATTTCACGAGAAACAATTTCATCAACACTTTCGAACTTGCTAATATCAAGCTCGGTAGTAATTTCGTCGATTTGCTTTTGAGGTATAAGTGTAATTTCTCTACAGTCGTGTTGTTTGATATATGTTTCTTTAATAAAGCTTGCTTCTTCGTAGCTAATTGGAATGTCAATGGCCACTCGCAAGTACATCTTGTCTTTGATAATAGTATTATCCGGATCAAGTAGCTCGGATAGTTTTACTGTGCGGTACTTAGGGCAGTTATCCCAGTCAATATACTGAGGCTCACCGTCGTTCTCACGATCGAGTACTACCATACCACGCTTATCGTCCCACGCATCTGAATAGTTGTGCGGGAAAGCATTACCAATATAATGTATATTGCCCTTTACTTGTCGCTTGTGGAAGTGACCTGAGAACACATACTTCTGATTAACAAAGTGTGTAGCACGTAAATCACCATGCTCGGGCATTTGAACATGTGCGTTCATAAGGAATGTAGGAAGTTCGAAGTGTCCGAACATGTATTTGCTCTTAGACTTCTCAATGTTCTTCCATTCGTTGCCTACTAGCCAGGGCACAAGCGCTACATCGTCGAATTCAGTATACTGGTCGACTAAGGTAATGCCCGGAATGTGTCTCGCAAACTTTGTAGAACTAATGTCTCTACGATCTTTATAGAACAAGTCATGGTTGCCATCGAACATATAAAAATTGTCGAAGGCTTCCCCAAGCTTTTCTAATGATCGCACAGTTGAATCAAGTGTGGAAAGATTGACACTACTACGATTGTGATGCCAATCTCCACAGAAGATTCCTGTTTCGCAATTATTTGCTTTTGCTTGTTCAATAAACCAATCAACGAATTCTTCGCAGTCAGCATTATGAACTTTACTATTACTTTTCATACCGAAGTGAATATCGGTAAAAATGGCAGCTCGTTTAAACAAATTGTCCTCGTGTATGAATTCTCATTTATACTATAATAGTATATATCAGGCCATGTTGTCAAGACATTTTTTATTTTTTCTCAGGATTATTTGCTTCCCACTCACGTGATGCCTGTCGAGTGTAACTTGGGGTCATGTCGTTCATTTCAAGAATGTCATCACGAATAGCTTGATTGCGTTTTTCTAAGTTAATTACTCTTACAAAACTGTTAGTAACAGCAGCAGTGTAATAAGCAAATGGGTTGGCTGACTTAGATTCGTCAAACTGTAAACCAATTTGTGTTAGCTGTAGAATAGCTTGACCACGCATCTCGTCGTTGTAAGTATAACCTCTTACATTACCACGAGTAGCATAACGTTCGCATAACTTTATCCACATATGAGCAAGTTTGTTTGTAACCTTGCCGTGATCCTTGCTAAAGTATCCGTTTTCCATTCCTCCGACCCAGTGACTTTTACCAACACAAACTAATTCGTCGTTTTCGTTAAATTTGTAATGTTGAAACGCAGGAAAGTTTAGTTTGGTTTTTGTATCAGCAGTTGTCTTTGGAGTTTTCTTTCTGCCTGGTTCTTCGGGAATATGATCAAACGTCATAACTCTAAAGATGAGTTCGTCTTTTTTCATTTTCTTTGGATCATGCTCGCATTCGGCTAACTTTATTTTTTCGCCAGCTGCTTTTCTTTCGTCGAACATTCTAGTTTGTAATCGCTTTGCTTTGTTTCTTTTTGCTTCGGCAATTGTATTTCGATTTATTTTAGCAAGGCCTTGTTCGAGGGTACCGTGCGGGCCTTGTAACGATATAATTAAATCAAATTGATTATGTGTATCTTCGGTATAGCTACAGAAATTAGTCTTAGATTTATGTATCTCTGACAGTATATCTTTATTATTTAAGTAGTTATGTTTTCTCATTTATTTTTAAATCCTAAATAGAAGTTTATTAAAATTCTATATTACTTATAATATAATATACGTACGATATTGTCAACTAAATAAGTTATCAAAGAGGATAAAAAAATGGCTCTAGAGTTTATAGAAAATCCAACAGCAGAAGCACAAAGTAGATCGTCGCAAGATCCTA